CAGGGCGCGCTCGAGGAACCGTCGATCATCTCGCAGCGCCTCAACCCGATTGAGGGCCGCAGTGAAATAGGCTCGGCCTCGTTCTCGGTCGTCGATGTCGCCTCAGAACTGACCGCGGAGATCCGCGAGCGCCTCACGAATGACGAGGGGATGCGCGGCCGGCAAGTGAGCTTCTGGCTCGGCTACTCGGGCCTGGCGTTCTCGGATTTCGTGCTGATCGGCACCCAGCAGGTCGTCGAGGCATCGTTCGACGCCGGGCGCTATGCCATCAAGTGCGCCGACATTCAACGCAGCGCCAAAAAAGACCTTTTCACGCTTGCCGAGACGCAGCTTGCGACCTCGATCAGCGACACGGACACGACCGTCAGCGTCGTGGCGACGACCGGGTTCTCGACCGTCTATCACGGGCCGACCTACTCCGACGCACCCAGCTCGACCGTCGGGTATTTCAAGATCCGCGACGAGGTCATCCGGTACACCGGCAAGACCTCCACCACGTTCACGGGCTGCACCCGCGGCGCGCTCGGCACGATCGCCGCGAAATACGACGTGGACGCCAGCACTCCCGCAAGCCGGCGCGAGAAGATCACCGAGCACGTCTACCTCGAGCTGCCCGCGGTAAAGCTCGCTTACGCGATCCTGACCGGCACGCTGTACGGCGACGCCGCGACGCTGCCTGTGACCTGGCACCTGGGGATCTCGTCCTCGCTGGTGCGTCTGTCCGATTTCCTCGGGCTGGGCGCTGACCTTTGGGACGGCTCAAACGGCGGGGTGGTGATCCGCTTCGAGAACATCAAGAAAACGGACGGCAAGAAGTTCCTTGAGGAGGAGGTCTGTCGCCTGTTGGGCTGCTTCATGCCCGTATACGCCGACGGGGCGCTGGGCTTCAGGCGCGCCACCCGCGTACTGGCCGACTCTGCGACCGTGGCGACGCTCGACGAGAGCAACGCGGTCCAGGTTGGCGAGCTGGTCCACGACATGGACGCGCTCCACAACGCTTTCCGCATTGAATGGAACTGGACCGGGTCGGACTTCACCCGCACGACCACCCTGATCGACACCGACTCCGCGACCATCCACGGCACCGCGGATGCGCTGGAGCTGAAATTCAAGGGGTTGTACGGTGGCCGCGCGACCGACTCACTGATCTTCCAGCTCGTCGACTCGCTGCGCGACCGCTACGCCGCGCCGCCGCAGCGCGTGACGGTCGAGGTGCTGCACAGCCTGAACCGGCTCGAGGTCGGCGACGTCGTCCGGGTGCGGTTCGCGAATGTGCGCGACTTCGCCGGGATCGGCACCGGGATCGACCGCGCGTTCGAGATTCAGAACATCTCGGTGAATCACCGCACCGGCGCGGTCTCCCTCGAGCTGTTCGGCTCGACCGCACCGGCGTCCGCGATCTCGCCGACCGCTGCCACCACCGCGTTGCCGGATGCCTGGTACACGTCCGCCGGCACGGCGCTGTCGTCCGTCGCCACGATCACCGCGGGCGTCATGGCGACCGGCACCTACTCGCTTGCCGGGGCGTCGACACTCACCGCGACGGGGTCGATCTGGTATCACGCCGACGACCTCACGATCCCCACCGGGACGACGCTGAACATCAGCGGCAACGTGCAACTGCGCGTCCGCGGCTACCTGACCGTGAATGGCACGATCAACGGCGTGGCGACCGGCATCGCCGGAACCAGCGACACGACCAACACGACGGTGCAGGCCGGTACGCCGGGGTTTGTCGGAAATTCGCGCGGGCGCGATGGTCAGGAGGTCTCCCAGAAGGGCGGCAACCCGATCATGCGGACCATCCCGGCGCCGCTCACCGTCGGCAAGAATCCGACATTCCCCTACCTCGAAGTCTCGGTCGTCAGCGGCGCGCTGTCGGGGCTGCCGGCGGACCTGCGCGGCACCGGCGGCGCACCCGGCGGCAAGGTGCAGTACCAGACCGCGTACCGAGCCCGTGGCGGGCATGGCGGCGCCGGCGGGGCTGGGCTGGCGGTCATCTCGCGCGGGTTCTCCACGGGCGTGTCCGCGCTCATCAACCTGAGCGGCGCGGATGGTGGAGACAACACGTTCTGGGATGACGAGGGCAAGCGCTGGAACTCGGGCTGTGGTGGCGCCGGCGGGCCTGGCGCGTTCCTGCTGCTGCTCGACGGCAGCACGGTATCGGCGCCAGACCTCACCAATCGCCTGCGCTGCCGCACGGGTACGGTTCCTTCACCGGCGCCGTACGACGGCAAGCTCAAGTACCTGGACATTCCCGGCGACCAGCGCTACTCGCTCGACGACCGCAACTTCGCCGGCTACCCGGACCCGTCCGTTATTTCGCTGCTCGATCTGTCCTTCGCCGCGCAGCGTATCCAGTTCATCCCCGCCCCTGAGACCGCGACCGCGGACCTTGCCGCGCAGCCTCCGGCGATCACCGCGCTGACCGCAGCCGCGCAGGACGGGTTCGCGCTGATCTCGTGGACGCTGCCCGCGGACCCCGCCAGCTACGACGCCGTCGAGCTGTTTTCCTCGATCACCAACGTCCGCAACGATGCCGTAAAGGTGTTCGACGGCCGGGCGTCTGCGTTCCAGCACGTCACGAACGACACGACCCTGCGCTACTACTGGGTGCGGACCCGCCGCGCTCGGGTTCGCTCGGAGTGGTTCCCGGCGACGACCACCTCGTCCGTTTCGGTTGGGGCTCGACCGCCAACTCTCGCCGGCTACCTCACCAACGAAGCGCACGTCCTCGCCGCGGATGCCACCGGGGCGGTGGCGTCCTTTGCCGGCGCCGGCGGCACGTTCAAAGTGCTGGCCGGCAGCCTGGACGTCACGACGAGCTGCACGTTCTCGCTGCTCGGGACCAGCAACGTCACAGCGTCGATCAACGCCACAAGCGGCGTCTACTCGGTCACGGCGATGACGGCCGACACTGGCACCGCGACCCTGCGCGCGACCTACGCCGGGGTCACGCTCGACAAGGTGTTCACGGTCAGTAAGTCCCGCCAGGGGCTTGACGGCAGCGCCTCCGCAGCCGGGACCAGTAACGCGGTCGTCTATGCCTACCAGCGCGCCACCACAGCGCCGAGCCTGCCGTCCGCCTCCGTCACCTACACGTTCGCCACGGGGGCGGCCACCGGACTGAACAACGGCTGGACGCAGACGATTCCCGCCGGCACGGATGCGATCTGGATTACCGCCGCGACCGCGAGCTCGACGACCGCCACCGACACGATCGCGAGCGGGGAATGGGCTGCGGCTGTCGTTTTGGCGCAAAACGGGGCCGCTGGCGCTGCCGGCACGAACGCCGCGACCGTGTACCTGTTCCAGCGCACCGCGAGCGCGGCGCCGTCTCTGCCGTCAGCCTCCGTCACTTACACGTTCGCGACCGGCGTCGCGACCGGCGTCAACAACGGCTGGACCCAGACTCTCCCGACCACCGGCGGGGCGGCGCGGTGGATGACCACGGCGACGGCGCTCGGCACCGGCACGACAGACACGATCGCGGCCGGCGAGTGGGCTGCGGTGAGCCTGCTGGCGCAGGACGGCACAAACGGGACAAACGGCACGGACGGCACCCGCGGCGCCGGCGTGTTCACAGTGGCGGTCGGTGCGACGGGCACGAATTACAACATCTCAAGCGCCGACGCGACGCTGTGGGACGGCGGCACGCTGACCGCTGCGGCGGCGCAGGAGGCCGCTGCCGTCGTGATCGCACTGGGCGGGAACGGGTTCATCGAGCCGCGCGACACGCTCACGATCTACGAGTCCGGCGTGCGAGCCGCGCAGCGCATCTACCAGGGCACCCGGACCGCGACCTATACCGCGGTTGGGGCTGGGGACTGGTCCACCAAGGTCGCCCAGGCGATTGACGGGTCGCTGATCGTCACCGGGACGCTCTCCGCGGCTCAGATCACCACCGGCACGCTGTCCGCGAGCCGGATCAACATCGACGGACTGAGCCTCACGAATTCGGGCGGGCAGCTTGCGATCGCATCGAATGGGGTCACCACGACCCTCATAAACGACGGCGCGGTGACGGGTGGCAAGCTCGGCGCCGGCTCGGTGACCTCTACGAAGTTGGCAGACGGCGCGCTCGAGGTCGCGAAGTTCGCCTCGGGCCTGCGCCCGATCGAGATCGTCGCGACGCTGCCCACGACCGGCAACGTCGAGGGCCGGCTGGTCTACTTGACGACCGACGACAAGCTGTACCGCTACACCGGGTCGTCGTTCGTGTCCACGATCGCCGCGTCGGACGTCACCGGCACGCTCGCGGATGCGCAGCTTGCGGCGATCGCGGCGAGCAAGGTCACCGGCACGCTGACGAATGCGCAGATTGCGGACCTCGCGGCGACCAAGATCACCGGGACGCTGACTAACGCGCAGATTGCCGACCTCGCAGCCGCGAAGCTCACTGGGCAGATCACGACCACGCAGATCACGGACAGCGCGGTCACGACGGCGAAGGTGAACGCGGGCGCGGTCACGACGGCGAAGATCGCCGCGCTGGCCGTCACCGCGGGTGAGATCGCTGCGGACGCGATCACGACAGCGAAGATCGCGGCGGGCGCGGTCGTCACCGCGAAGCTCGCAGCGGGCGCGGTCACGGCAGACGAGATCGCGGCGAACGCAATCACCGCCGTGAAGATCAACGCGGGCGCGGTCGAAACCGCGAAACTGGCGGCGGGCGCGGTGACCGCGGCAACGATCGCCGCCGGGGCGGTGACCACCCAGAAGCTGCTCGTCACGGGCGCCGGCTCGTCAATCACCGACGACCCGAACACGCAGGACGCGAGCGCGTGGACCGGCGGCACGTTCACGATCCTGACCGACACGACGTCGCCGACC